GTTTGAAGTCTGGCGCGCCCTCCACACAGTTTCTTGTGCTTCTGCCCAGACGTCCGCATTCTAGCCCCTGTTCATACCATGGGTTCTGCAGCCCACCACCACTGTAAGTAGATGGGAGTACCTCCGCCAAGAGTGCTGCATTGCCATCAAACCACGGTCTCTTTTGGGTATTAATGCTGGACTTTGTTCTCTAACAAATCAAGTGTAGGTGGAAGCTGGGGCAAGCCCCACTCCCATAACCTTATCATGGAATTCGAAATAACCACAATTCGTCGAAGCAGTCGCACCGCTAATTGACGACAACATGTATACCTGACAAGCTCGATCAAGCACATCAACTGCTACCGCCGCCGAAACATTAACATCAAACATCTTCCTACGCAAATACGTCGGAAGTGGGATCACCGTCTCTTCCCAAACTGGAAAACTGATGGCATTCCCAAATGATTTAAGATAATCAGCCGCCGCGGCAATAGTGATTGTAGCAGTCATAATCTCTGGATTGGTAGTAAACCCAACAATTACCCGACCGGGGGTGCTCAATGAGACAGAAGGGACCCACTTTATGAAGGACCCTGGCTCAAATCTTCCCTCGGAATAATTAGACAAGACATTAAGTCCTGTAGAAGTGGGTAAAGTGTAACGAGACACGACAGCAGTGTTGCCAGGAATGTAAAACCGTTCGACGGTTGCATTGCCGTTTGTGTCTGTGGTCGCTGCACCAGAGTAACAGTTGTAAGATATACGTGTGTTGTCAGCACCGATGCCACTGCCACGAACAATTTGCTTGTTCTTCCGGCCACGACCAGGGTGTGAGAGCACCTGCAATTGATTGTTTCTTTTTGCTCCTTTACGAGCCATGGACTATTAGTGTGTGAAAATTGTTGATAAATTGGCGTTTATCGTCGCCCCAGACAGCACTACAGAAATAATTCTCCAGTTGTAACTGTGCATCTGGATGTATGCCCGTTTGTTTCCAGAAACTGAAACGCCCACCCGCGTCAGGTGACGATGTTGTAAGATGGACTCCCTTACTTAACACAGAATAGCTATTAAAAATAGCATCCTTGGAGTTATAGTTCCCCTGCACACCAAACCGATGAAGCATATTATAAAATGCTCCTAAAACCGGTACGTCCGCAGAAAAAGCAAGTCCACAATTGGCAACGTCAAATAACCATGCGCGGTAAGCTTTCACATCATGCCCTAAATTAACCGCTGTAACATCTTTGAGCAAACATGCCTTGACATTGCGGACCATGCGCCAAACACCGTTGGATAACAAAGGCCGACATTGACAAAACTCAATATGCTCAATCTCCGTCACAGGGGGCTCCAGGACAATCTTGAACCCAAAATCTAAAAAGTAATTCTGCAAATCACCCAATTTAGACAGGTTCCGTCTCTCAAGAAACATAAGACAATCATCACCATTATTGACAAAATCAATTTTGAAGGACTTCGAGGAGATGTAGGCATAAGCCATTAAACACATTAAAAACTTATTACCTAACGAAGTATTCATGTCACCACTCATGCGTGAACCGCGATGCACATACTTAAAACTCCCATCAGTACCACGGGCAAACCCATGGTTAACAAGTTGCCATTTCAACAGCTTGGCAAGTTCCTTAGAAGAAAAGATGGTGTTATAAAAATCATGCTCGAACTTCAACGCCTGAGTGGACACATGCTGGTCAAACCTACTAGCATCCAGCCCAATGCATACTGGTTGTTTAAACTGGTTAAACTTAGATATGATAATCTCCGCTTGTCCAACAGCATTGTATTTGCTCATAATGGTAGGCGCCGCAAATAACCTATCAATCTCATCATACACTTTATGTTCCAAAGGCAACAAAAACCGCCCAACCTCGACATTATACCGGGGGTTCCTAGGTTGGATTACCCGCGGCGCTGGGTCTGGTTTGACGGTCAAGTTAACTTTTTCGGCTTTCACAAAGGTGCTAAGGTAGGAGTCGAGAACACGAACTGGTTTTAACACCAGGCCGTCAACAGCCTTCTGATACACGACACGGCGTCGTCCCTTGTAGTACTCGACAAATGCTTGTCTAGTCACAGGGGATTGCCTGCCCAACCTGAATGCCATTGTGCGTTTATAAACTCCACACCTCCGTTCAAAAACATCAGATGAAGTAGGCTTCACAGCCACATCACATGAGCGGTTAGTGAACAATACCCGCTCACCAACCCCACGCAAAAGGTTGGCTAACGAGTTATTATGGGTCGTTATATGGTGGTCGCAAATGTACTGACCCATCGTTAAGTATTTGCGACACTTTGGTACCCCAGATTTAGTTGGAAGCAAACCTGGGTAGACACCTGGAGCAGTGTCCACCCCTTCCAACATCTGTGGGCCCCATCAATTATCACCAAACCGCAGCCCCAGTACGGCTGCGACAGAGTGACAATCAGATACTACGCTAGTGTGTTTCAGTGCTAGCTTACACAACTCATCACGCATCGGGACAAACACCAGCTCAGTCGCGAAGTCTACATTATCATTGATATGCCGGGCTAAAACTCCATGCAAAATACAATTATCATATAGATATTTGCGAACACATAAAATGTTTGCATCGGTGCGTCGTAACAGACCAAACTTTGCCTTGCCAATTTTGACCAAATAAGCCCTGAACGGGGCTTTGGATCGAACCCGTCTCTTAACCCCACCACTATTATCACTGCTATCAATAGCATTAGCAGAAACTATAGTTGTGACATCATCGACCTCATCAACGTTAACGTCGTTGACATGATCGATGACAGTTTGCACCTCAATGTTCACTTGGTTAACAACGGCTCGAGCCACAGCCCTGTGACGATAGTAATAATCATAAGCCTTCTTACCACAATAAGCGAGACCGGCAACGACAACTATTTTCAATAGAGTCGGAGCCATGATTTAACGTATCACTACGACGAA